GGCGGCGAGAGCCAACTGCGGCGCACCATCCGCGAGGCCGAGGAAGCCGCTCAATGGAGGGACATCCGATGAGCATGATGAACGTCTACGCGGTCGATGAGATCATCATCCTCAAGTCGAACGGCTACGACTCGTGGGGCGAGCCGGAGAGCGGCGAGATGATAACGGTGCGCGGCTACGTCGAGTGGAAGACGCGGCTCGTGCGCGACCGCAAGGGCGAGGAGGCGGTCTCGTCGTGTGTCGTCTATCTCCCGAAGCGGCGCACCATCCTCGCGCTTGGGCGGGGGCTCCAGCTCGAGGACCGCATGATCGTTGATCAGAACGGAATGGGGACGCACGAGGAGTACTACTCGGGGATGCCCGATGATTCGCTCGACCGGGCCATCATCGACATCCGCCAGCCGAAGGACTTCTCGCGTCCGCACTACGAGATATTCCTGGCTTAGGTGAAACGATGGGCATGACGATCGACCCGACCGACTTCGAGAAGGGCTTCAAGGCGCTCACCGAGAAGGCCCTGCCGGAGACCATCTCCAAGGGTCTGTTCAAGGCCGGGAGCCAGCTCATCATCGACGCCATCGAGGAGCAACCCTACGTGCCGTTCGATGAGGGGCATCTGCGCGGCTCCGGCAAGGTCACGAAGGCCGAGGTGAGCGAGGCGGCGGTCGAGGTCAATGCCGGGTTCAACAAGGAATACGCGGCCCGCTGGCACGAACTCACGCCCGAGGAGGACGCCAAGATCAACTGGTCGCTCCCCGGCTCGGGCCGCAAGTACCTTGAGTCGAAGATGCTCAGATATAAGGACGACTACATGAAAATAGTCGCCAAGCACATCCAGAACGTGCTGGACAAGGGAGGCGCGTGATGTTCATGGAGATCGTCCAGCTCATATCTGACCTGACCGGGTTCGCCATCGGCTCGCGCATCCAGTACGGCCACTCGCTCCAGAGCGCCCCGGTGCGGTGCGTTCTCATCCAAGAGACGGGCGGAGGGCCGAACTTCTATTGTCCGGACATGGTCGACATGACCGTCCAGGTGCTGACGCGGGCGGCGAAGTATAGCGAGGCGCGGGCCGACGCCTGGGCGGTGTTCAACGCCGTCCACGGCACGTCGAACTGGGAACTACCGCGTCTGGGCGGCGCGAGCGGCGAGGATTATCTCGCCATGACGGTCGAGGCGCTGGCCGCGCCGCAGTACCTCGGCGAGGATGACAATAGAAGGCATTTATTCTCAACAAATTACGTCTTTCGAATGGAACTTGGCTCATGTGGCGAGTCCGGGAGCGGAAGCTGATGAGCCGTCCAGATATTTTACAGGAGGTGGCATAAAATGCCTACCAGCCCCATGAAGGACATGGGTCCGTGCGAGGTCGTGTGGAAGTACGGGGAGTCCGACGCCGCGTATCTCGGGCATACGCTCGGCGGCGTCAAGGTCACGATGGAGACGAACGCGGCTGACATCCTCGAAGATCAAGCCGGAGATGCGCCCGTCAATGCCGTTCTCACCGGGTCGATCGTCAAGGTCGAGATGACGTTGACGAGACTGAGCCGGGAGGAGTTGCGGCGGGTCATGCTTCAAGACGAGGTTCCCGGCGAGCCGTGCGTCGTCCCCATCGAGAACCAGGTTGGGTGCGACCTGTATGACATGGCCTATCCATTGGTCATCAAGCCGCTCTGCGGGGATGAGGTTTCCGAAGACCCGTGTGAATGGGTCTATATCGCAAAAGCGTTCCCGCTCGTCGGCCTCGATTTGACCTATGACAAGGATACGCAGAGAACGTTCCCCATTACTTGGAAATGCTTCCCGTCGTATGAGTCCGGCGAGAGCGGCACGTTCGGTACGATCGGCATGGAGTCGGCCGCGACCGAGTTCGGCCTGTAACGGGACGGCGCGGTCATGCGGTTCAAGATCGACGCCAAGACCACGCTCAACGAGCCGGTTGAGATCGAGATCGGCAAGCACGTTCTGAAGGTCCGCCCGCAGACGCTGACAACGCTGAAGAAGGTCCAGAAGCTCTGGGCCGACATGCAGGCCGGGTCAGCCGAGGCCATCTCTCAGGGCCTCGCGGCGCTGTTCGAGGGCGACGTCAAGGTGCTTGAGGACTTGCCGATCCAGACTCTCGCCGAGGTCGTGAAGATCGCCGTCGAGCAATCGACGAAGGCGGGGAGCGAGCCAAAAAACTCGTAGAGGCCGGCGGAGACTTGCTCGCCTTGGTGGCGGGCGAGTTCCCCGGCCTGGCCTCGCTCGGCGAATGGCTCGCTACGGATGTCCGTGACGTCCAATGGTGGGCCAGGAAGGCGAGACAGAGGGCCTGGTTGCGGCGCGTCCTGGCTTATGGAGCGGCGCTTTTGCCCTACCAGAAGGCGGACGACGTGAGACAGGCGATGGACAAGCTCCGGGCCGAAGGGTTGGAGTTCGCCCTCGGCGACCAAGCGCCAGAGGTCGATGCGGAGAACGCCCGGCTGATGGCTGCGGCTCGGGAGCGGCAGGCGGCGGCGAGGTCCGCGCCGCGACGGCCGAAGTCCAAACCGAAGCGACGGCATTCTCGGATCAGGAGGATATAGATGGCAGGCGCAATCGGCGGATTCATGGCGGGATCCATCGTCGCAAAACTTCTACTCGACAAGACCGGGTGGAACGCCAGCATCAAGGCCGTCAACAAGGATATGACCGAGGCCGAGAAGCGGGCCTATAAGTTCGGAGCAGCCGTCGGCCAGATCGCCAAGAGCATCATCGGCCTCGGCATTGCTGGCGGGACGGCCCTCGTCGCGATTGCAAAGACAACGGCCAATGCGGGCGATGCCATAAACGAGATGTCGAAAAAGACCGGCATCGCCACGGAACTTCTGTCCTCCTATAAATTGGCGGCAGAGAAAGCTGGTTCGTCCATCGAGGGGTTCGCTGTCGGCATGCGACGACTCGCATCAGGTATGCTCGACGCCAAGAACGGCATCCCTGCGGCAACTCGAGTATTTGACCAACTCGGCATCAAGGTTGCGGATAATACCGGCAAACTCCGCCCGCTCAATTCTGTTCTTCTCGATGTGGCTGACCGATTTTCCGAGATGGAGGACGGGGCCGAGAAAGCGGCGCTGGCCCAAGACCTGTTCGGCCGCTCGGGGGCAGATCTCATACCGCTATTGAATCAGGGCGCGGCGGGGCTGAAGGAACCGACCGCACTCGCCGAGAAGTTGGGCATCGTCTTCGCTTCCAAGACCGCCGCCGCGGCCGACAGGTTCAATGATTCCCTCGCCGACCTCAAGGCGTCCTTCACCGGGATGCGGAACGCCATAGGGAACGCGGTCATCCCGGCCTTTACGCAGATCGTGGATGCGGTCATAGAGGCGATGACCAAGGTCCGAAAGAAGATAGCCGAGTTCGCCGAAAGCGGCCAGCTCCAGACGTGGGTCATCGCCACAGCCCGCGCGTTTGTCACCGGCTTCAAGGTCATGGCGATGGCTGTCGAGGGGTTGCTTGAGGTCATTCAGGTCGCCCAGGGAGTCGTGTTCAAGTTCGGCGAATATCTCACGCGGCAACTCATCCAATGGGGCGTTCAACTTTTCGCGATGGTCGAAATGGCCAGCCGTGTCGTCCCTGGATTGAACGGAATCAAAAAACAACTCGGCCAACTCATCATCGACCTGGCGACCATCGGCAAGGAATACCAGGATATCGCCGACCAGAAGTTCGAGGAGGCGACCGATATCGCCGCCGGGTTTGATGCGCTCTATGAAATCCTTAATGCGGCCTCTGCGGCGCTCAGCAATTTCAAGGCCAAAAGCGATGACGCCGCAGGCTCTGTTGGCGAAACTTGGGATCGCGAGTTCGGGAAAGCAACGGCGGCACTACTGAAGTTCAGAAAAGGCATCATTATGCCTATTCCCGTGGAACAGATCGCCGCGGCGCTTCCTGTGCGCGAACTCACCCGCGAGTTTTCAAACATGTTCGAGGCGCAGTCGCGCTGGCTCGGTATCTTGAGCCCGAAGGCGCGGGCATATGCGGCTGGACTGCGTACCATCGGCGACGTCAAGGAAGACCTCGCTCTTGTGCAGGAGGCTCTTCAGCAACACCGCGAGGGACTCGACCAACTGACTGGCGACGAACTCCAGAAACTCATCGACAAGGAGCGAGAACTCAAGCAGGAACTTCGCGACTCGACGCCGT